AATCCACACGCCTTTATTAAAAGGTGTTAGCAAAGCACAAGAAGTTGCAGATCTAGCCGACAAAATAGGCATGCCGCTTATTCCCTGGCAACGTTGGGTGCTAGATGATCTACTAGCTGTAGATGACGCAGATAACTGGCGTAAAAAGACAGCTTTAATACTTGTAGCACGTCAAAATGGTAAGACGCACCTGGCTCGCATGCTTATACTTTCACATTTATTTTTATGGCAATCTAAGAATGTATTAGGCATGTCTTCTAACCGAAATATGGCATTAGATACATTTAGACAAGTTGCATACACGATAGAAGATAATGACTTCTTAAAAAAGCAAGTAAGACAGATACGCCTAGCTAATGGTCAAGAATCTATTAGTTTACTTAATGGCGCACGTTATGAGATAGCAGCAGCTACAAGAGATGCACCACGTGGTAAGACTGCAGACTTTCTATACATAGATGAGCTACGTGAGTGGACACCAGAAGCATTTACAGCTGCATTACCAGTAACACGTGCAAGGCCTAACGCTATGACACTTATGACTAGCAACGCAGGTGATGGATTTAGTACAGTGCTTAATGATTTACGAGAAAGATGCTTATCGTATCCGCCCGACAATTTAGGATTCTATGAATACAGTGCGCCGCAACATTCTAAGATACATGATCGCAAAGGTTGGGCTATGGCTAACCCTGCACTAGGTTATTTAATTACTGAACAAACATTAGAAGAATCTGTAAACACTAACAGCATTGAGGCCACAAAATGTGAGATGCTTTGTATGTGGGTAGATTCTACAGTCAGCCCCTGGGTCTATGGAAGTATAGAAGCATGCAGCGACAGTACGTTAGAGATCCCTGTCGGGCCTATGACTATAATGGCCTTTGATATTGCACCTACACGCAGATCAGGTGCGTTAATTATGGGTCAGATGAAAGATGGCAAGATAGCCGTAGGACTTGCACAGCTGTGGCATAGTGATATTGCAATAGATGAGATAAAAATGTCTAGCGATATAAACGAGTGGGCACGTAAGTACCATCCACATATAATCTGCTTTGACAAGTATGCCACGCAGTCAATAGCCACACGATTAGAGCAAAGCGGATGGCGTATGCAAGATGTGTCAGGTCAAGCCTTCTACCAGGCATGTTCGGATCTATCAGATGCTATGGCAAACGGGCGAATGGTGCATAGTGGTCAAGCAGATCTAGTACAGCATCTTAATAACTGTGCAGCTAAGACTAGCGATGCTGGCTGGCGCATAATACGTAGAAAATCTAGTGGAGATGTTCAAGCTGCAATATCTTTGGCTATGGTTGTAAGCCAGTTGACACGACCACAGCAAACCGCGCAAATACTTGTCTAACTTGCACCATAAGTCCTATTTATGGTATAAAGTATACATATGGGTCTATTGTCTGCTTTGGGTATAACCAATAAAAAAGAATCTGTCCAAGCGCAATACGCCCCTGCCATTATGGACACAGCTTATGGCTATGGTTCATTTACTACAGGTGTAGGTAATTTCCCTGGCGGATTAGATCGCAATTTAGCCATGCAAGTACCAGCTGTGTCGCGTTGCCGTAATTTAATTGCAGGTGTAGTAAGTTACTTACCATTAGAGCTGTATAAAAAATCTACAGGTGCAGAATTAGCGAAGCCACTCTGGTGCGATCAGCCAGATATTCGACAGCCACGATCCGTCACTATCTCGTGGACTGTCGATAGTCTTATATTTTACGGTGTCGCATATTGGCGCATTACAGAATTGTATGCAGATGATTTACGACCATCAAGATTTGAATGGGTTGCTAATAACCGAGTTACATTCACTACTAACAAGTTTGGCACAGAAGTAGATGAATACTTTGTAGATGGTGTTAAAGCACCTATGTCTGGTATTGGTTCACTTATTACATTCCAAGGACTAACACAAGGTGTATTACAAACGTCTGCACGTACAATACAAAGCGCATTAGATTTAGAAAAAGCCGCAGCTGTATCTGCTGCAACACCTATGGCAACAGGATTTATTAAAAACACTGGCGCAGATATGCCAGAATCACAAGTACAAGGTTTACTAGCTGCATGGAAGTCTGCACGTCAAAATAGAAGTACAGCATACTTAACTAGCACATTATCTTACGAGGCAGTCGGCTTTAGTCCTAAAGATATGATGTACTCAGAATCCCAACAGTATTTAGCAACACAGGTCGCACGTGCGATGAACGTACCTGCATATTACATAAGTGCAGATATGAATAACAGCATGACTTATCAGAATATAATTGATGGCCGTAAAGAATTTGTAGCCTATTCACTACAGCCTTATATTTGTGCCATAGAAGATCGCCTAAGCATGAACGATATAACAGCTGCTGGACATATTGTGCGTTTTAACATTAGTGAGACTTTCCTAAGATCAGATGATAAAGCAAGATTAGAGACAATAGAAAAGATGCTAACGCTAGGACTTATAGATTTAGATCAAGCAAAAGAAATGGAAGACCTAACACCAAACGGAAATGAGAGCGACAATGCTACTTACATTCAGTAGTCAGATAGAAAGCGCAGATAATGAGCGCAGAGTTATAGCAGGCAAAATCGTACCCTTTGAAGAAGTAGGTAATACTTCTGTAGGTAAAGTGGTCTTTGCTAAAGATTCTATTGAAATAGGCGACCCAGGCAAGGTCAAGATGCTTATGCAACATCAAGCCGATAAGCCAATAGGCCGCATGCAAAAGTTTAACAAAGCAGAAGATGGCATATACGCTAGCTTTAAGATCAGTGCATCTATGCAAGGCCAAGATGCTTTAGTGCTAGCAAGTGAGCAGTTAATTGACGGGCTATCTGTAGGCGTAGACGTAAACAAGTCTGTGCAGAAAAAAGATTATCTATATGTAACTAGCGCAATCTTAAAAGAGGTTAGCCTAGTAGAAAGCCCAGCGTTTAGTAACGCTCAGGTAACTAAAGTTGCTGCTAGTGAAAACGAAGCAGAGGACACCAATCCAATAAAAGAAAGCGAGACTCCTGTGGAAGATTTAGCAACAGCACCACAAGAAGCAAAGGCAGAGGCTGCTACTCCTACAGTAGAAGCCGCACGCCCAACAATTACAGCACCACTTATCCAAACAACTATTCGTACGCCAATTACATCTATGGCTGCTTACACAGAGCATAAGATCAAGGCTGCATTAGGTAATGATGATTCAAAGCTATATGTAACAGCAGCGGATGATGCGTTCTCAAATAACGGCGCATTTAATCCAACACAATATCTAGCCGAGTTTGTAACTAACACACGCTTTGGCACACCTGCTATTGATGCATGTTCACAAGGTGTATTACCACCAAACGGCATGACAATCAATGTACCTTCACTTGTTACGTCAAGTGGCGGCGGTACAGGTGTAGCACCAACTGTAACTGTAGAAGCCGAAGGCGGCGCAGTAGCAGCAACAGGAATGGAAACAAATTATTTATCAGCAACTGTATCTAAGTACAGTGGCATGAATACGCTATCTATTGAGCTTCTAGAAAGAGCAGGATATCCTGGCTTTTATGAGGAGTTAACTAATCAATTAACACAAGCATATTTAAAGACACTTGATACCACAGTACTAACTGCAATTCTTGCAGCTGGTATGAACGGCACAAATACAACTGCTGATCTAGATGGTATTGTTGCATTTACTACAGAAGGCGCACGTGAAGTGTATAAAAACACTGGTTACTTTGCACAAAATTACATCGCTAACCCAGCACAATGGGGTGCGTTAATCGGTGCACAAGATACAACAAAGCGTCCAGTATTTAATGCATTACAACCTATGAACGCTGCTGGTCAAGTTGGCCCACAATCAATTCGTGGATCTGTACTTGGACTTGATCTATATGTAGATAAGAACTTTACAGCTACTACATTTGATGATGATTCTGCTGTTATCCTTGCACCAGAAGCATTTACAGTTTATCGCTCAGCACAAAACTTCATGTCTGTAAACGTAGTATCAAATCTACAGGTGCAGGTTGCAATTTATGGTTACATGGCAACACTTGCCAAAATGCCTAACGGAATCTTAAAGTACAAGAAGACCTGATAACACCGATTAAATAAATAATC